GGTGGCTGGGTGCGTATTTCTTCAGCAATCTTTTTGGGAATCTGTAGATCAATAAAAAATTGGACCACACTGGGTTTTCAAAATCTTTTAGGTATTGGAACACATCTAAAGTTTTATATATCTAATGGGGGACAGTATTACGATATTACGCCGACCATCCCCGTTCACACACTTACCGACCCTTTTGCAACGGTCAGCGGTTCTACCACCGTTACCGTTACAGATGCTACTACAAGCTATTCTGATGGGGATTTTGTAACTTTCACAGGGGCAACGGCGGTTGGGGGATTGACGATTTCTGGAGAGTTTCAATTATCTTTTACTACTGGCACAACTTACACGATCACGGCAGCTTCTGCTGCCTCATCTACTGCCTCAGGGGGCGGAACCGTTTATGCGGTATATCAGGTGAACGTAGGTCCCCCGATTGTTAATGTGCTAGTGGGCTGGGGTGCGGGCGCTTGGGGGTTAGGTGCTTGGGGGGCAGGGTCAACTTCTTCCGAGGCATTGCGAATTTGGAATCAGGCTAACTTTGGTGAGGACTTGATTTACGGTCCACGGGGCGCGCCTCTTTACTATTGGGACGCTACGATTGGATACATAGCCCCAACTATTACGCTAACAATTGCTACTCCTTGCGTGGTTTCAACCACGCTAAATCTCCCTGATTTAACACCAATTGTTTTGGAAACCTCTGGTGCGTTGCCCACAGGGCTTTCAGTGGGCGTGACGTATTACACACGATACGTGTCGGCTACCACTTTTAATTTATCAACGACTCCCGCAGGAGCGCTGATCAATACTACTGGCAGTCAATCTGGCGTTCATAAAATATCGCAAAGAGGAGTTTTGCTGTCTTCTTTGAATGGAGCAACTGGCGTTCCCACGGCTCAAAATTATTTTCTTATATCAGATGCAAGTCGCTTCGTGCTTTGCTTTGGAACTAACGAAATTGGTTCTTCAACTGTTAGCCCTATGCTGGTGCGATGGTCCGATCAGGAGAACCCGGTTGACTGGACTCCTTCTGCTACCAATCAAGCAGGCAGCATTACCTTGTCTCGCGGCTCAGAAATCATCACAGCCATACAGACTAGGCAAGAAATTCTAATTTACACCAACATTGCTCTATATTCCTTCCAGTATCTTGGGCCTCCGTTTGTTTGGGGCTCACAGATACTTTCGGACAACATTTCGATCATCAGCCCTAATGCTGTTGCAACCGCTTCCGGTATTGTTTTCTGGATGGGTGTGGATAAGTTTTATATGTACGATGGCAGTGTAAAAACAATGCGCTGTGATCTCAGGCAATTTGTTTTCAGTGACCTAAACATGGCGCAATCTGATCAAATATTTGCCGTTACTAACGAAGGATTTAACGAGGTGTGGTGGTTTTACTGCTCCGCCGGTTCAATGGCTGTTGATCAGTATGTGGTCTACAACTACCTAGAGGACATTTGGTACTACGGCACCATGGCCCGCACAGCGGGCCTTGATTCTGGGATAGGACAATTCCCAATTGCTGCAACGTACAGTAACAATATTGTGGAGCACGAAAACGGCCTGAATGATCAAGAAACGGCTACGGCTACGGCTATCAATGCATACATTACATCCTCTCAGTTTGACATTGGAGATGGCCATAACTTTGCATTTGTCTATCGCATGTTGCCGGATCTAACCTTCCGTGGTTCAACCTCTAACAGCCCTGTGGCAACGATGTACTTGTTTGGGTTAAAAAATTCAGGTTCTGGGTATAACAATCCCGCTTCTGTTGGGGGCAGCAACAATGCCAACATTACGGGCACTGCGATGATTCCAGTAGAGGAGTTCACGGGTCAGGTGTATACCCGCATACGTGGTCGTCAGATGGCAGTAAAAATTGAATCAGATCAGTTAAACATGACATGGCAACTTGGGTCACCACGTATTGACATCAGGCAAGACGGGAGACGTTGATGGCAGAATTAAATGTTGCACCCCCTAATTTGCCTGTGGCCCCTAAAGAGTACAACAGTACTTATCAAGAACAGCTGAACAACGTTTTACGTTTGTTTTTTTCTCGGCTAAACACCCCCGGCTCTGTTGGCGCGTCTACTTTAAATTTAAATCTAACAACGCTACCGACGGAGGCAGATTTACCTAATCTTCGATTGGGCGATGTTTATAGAGACACACAAGATGGCGTGCAGGTAAACAGTCAAATGCTTCGCATAAAGACCTCCCCGTGATACGATTAGAAAACCTTTACGGTACAAGGAAATAACATGGCAACGATGAACCCCGAAGGCATTATGGCGCTCCCCGCAGGAGGCGCACCTGCTGGTACAGGCGCACCTGAGCAACCTCAGTTGACGCTTAATGATTCGTATGATGCGGTCCAAGAGGGCTTGCAAAATGCCAGTCCTGATGCGCATGCAGCGGTCAATGCTGAGTTGTCAGGCATCATTCCTCAGTTGGATTCTTTGTCCGATGAGGAACTGGATGAGCTGTTCCAAATTATTCAGTATTTGTATGACAACCCTGATAAGTACGCCCAGACCTTAGCGCAACTAATTGCGGACGGATCAATTGAAGCAGGGGACTTGCCCGAAGAGCATGACCCAGAATTCTTGGCTACGTTTGGCATGATCTTGATGCAGGCTAAGAAGTCTCGTCAAGCCTCTCAGCAGTCAGCCCCTATTCAACAGCCGCCTGTTCCCCCTATGGGTATGGCACGGGGCGGTATTGCTGAAGCTGCACGGATGGTTGCCTCGCAAGGTCGGGGCACAGACACCATGTTGGCCCACATCAATCCACAGGAAGCTGCTTTGCTGCGCAAGCGCGGCGGCATGGGCGTGATTAATCCAGAAACTGGATTGCCTGAATATAAAAAATTATTCAAAAAGCTTGGGTCCGCAATCAAAGGCGTAGTTAAAACAGTTACCACTGCCGTTAAAAAAGTCGTTGCAAGTCCCATCGGCAAGGTTTTGGCAACGGTTGCTATTGCAACATTTGCAGCACCTCTTCTTGCAGGGCTTAGCCCCGCCCTTGCCGCTGGCACGGCTGCGGGAGCAGGCGCTACGATGGCCGTGGCTTCTGGCGCAGTAACTGCGCTGGGTGGCGGCAGCCTCAAGGATGTAGTAAAGAGTGCGGTTGTTGGCGGTGCAACGGCTTTCTTCGGCGCTCCCGGTGGACCGGTTTCCAAGTTTGTAGGCGGTGCGGTAACCAACCAAGCTGCCAACGCTGCGATCTCTTCAGGCATCGTGGGAACGGGCATCGGTTTGTTGTCCGGCCAGAAACTTAAAGATGCTGTGAAGAATGGCCTGACAGCCGGTGCCATTTCTGGTTTGACCACTGGATTTAGCAAGGGATTTGGTTCGCAGATGGGCCCATTTAAGGCTCCATCTCCTATTGGTAGTGCAGAAGCGGCTGAATTACCTCGCCCTGACCTTAGATCCGCTGATCCTAGCTCCTCTTACCCTGGCCAAAGCAGAGCAGCCGGTATGATGCCTAGCCCAGAACCATATTCGTTTGAAGGGCAGATACAAGCCCCCACCACGGTTGAAGCACCCACGGTTGAAGCACCCACGGTTGATAGCATGCTAAGTAAGGCATCACTTGATACTTCGGGCCCTAATAGCTCCTCTTACACGCCAAGTGCCGGGACTAGTACCAGCCCGGTCAGTGATGCAGGCGGTTCACCTGCATCAGCAACAGTCGGTGGCCGGTTTGACGGCGTGGCCCCTGTAGAGCCTCTTCCTCCTCAAGTGGCCGGACCGTACAAGCCTCCAACTCTTATGGGTTCGCTTAAGGAGATGGGCGGCGGCATATCAGACATTGCTCAAGGTGACTTTGAAAAAGGCTTTGGTCAGCTAGGAACGGGCGCTAAAAACTTGTTCTTGCCGTCCACTCCTTCCCCCTCTGACGTGATAGGCTCTCAAGAGTACAAGGACCTGATCGCACAGGGCATCAGCCCCGACAAGGCATTGGACATAGCAAGCAAGTCAATGTCCCCCGGCATGTTGCGCACCTATGGCCCTGCCGTAGCAGCGGGCCTTGGCGTAATGGGATTGGCCGGAGGTTTTGATCAGAAACAACCAGAACCTACCGCTTTGCAAAAAGATATGGATGCACGGTTGCAGGCAGAAAGAGACCGTGTAGCAGCCAATCCGGGAGACTATGTTCCAAAAGGGATGGAGCGGTTCGGCATTCAATACAACGAAAAGGGCGAGATAATTGGGTCCACCCCTTTTGATCCTCAACCAGTGGGCCCGGCCAGTGTTGCAGCTAAGGACTACTTCGCAGATTACGCTCCACCACCCTCGTATAACACACCTGCCAATGCAGTAGGCGGGGGGTCTTCTATCTATCAGCCCTTTAACACCGCAAGCATGTACACCAACTTGATGCCTCCTCAGTATCGGGCAGATGGTGGTATTGCTTCTTTGGCCAGAGGAGGTTATCCTCGGCGCACGGGTC